TATTACAACAGTTAATATGCGCAGAGACCTGCAAGTTGTATTAAATGCATTTGCAGAGTATGAGATTTGTTTTGGCAATAGATTCCATATTAAGAACCATGGTCATGGGACACATGGTGGTGAGATTGGATTCAATATTAAATCATCAGGTTTTAAAGTTTCAGGTATTTCTGATACATTGTATCTTGGTGATAGTCCAAATCAAGATTTGAAGACTGGTACAGTCTTTATGTTCAAACTGAACTCTGATACAGAGTATGTAATTGTAAAACAAGATGTTGGTACAATTGATTATGTGAAGGGTGAAATCATGTTGTCACCAATTAATATCATTTCTACCGTAGTAAATAGAGGTGAGTCACTCATTGAAATCTCTGCTACTCCTTACTCAAATGATGTAATTGGAAAGCAGGATCTATATCTTCAACTTGATACTTCTAATGTGTTCATTAATGCTGTAACAGATGAAATTGCATCTGGTGATGATGTTTCAGGAAGCAACTACATTGTTACTTCTTCCTATTCAAATGGAAAACTTGTAAGAGGGAAGGAGATCTTATCAACTTCTCCCACAGTTAGAGTAACAACAGCAGAACTCTTAGCACAGCAACAGACAGTTACACAGCCAACTCAACAAGTTACTGTTACAACTGGAATGGATGGTTCCACAACCTCAACAACAAATACATATTCTTACTAAGAAATGGCGGTAGATAGAGTACAAATTCAGGATGTATTATCATCCCAGATCCCTTCCTATGTACAGGATGATTTTCCTTTACTTGTAAGTTTCTTAGAAGAGTATTATGTTTCTCAGGAAACAAAAGGTGGTACTCTTGACTTGATTGAAAATCTTGATCAGTATGTCAAGGTTGATGAATTAACTAATTTAAAAACAGAAGCAAAATTGTCTGCTGATGTTAGCACTATTGCAACATCAATTTCTCTGTCTGCAGACACTAATTTTACATATGGATTCCCTGAAACTAATGGTTTAATTTTAATTGATGATGAAATCATTAAGTATAGCACTAAGACTGCAACTACCTTAGAGGGGTGTGTAAGGGGTTTCAGTGGGGTTACGCAGTATGTTGATACCCTTGTACCAGACAAGCAAACATTTACAACATCTGTACCTGCAACACACAAAGCAAATGCCACAGTTAAGAATCTAAGTGTTCTTTTCTTACAAGAATTTTTTACAAAATTAAAAACTCAAATTACTCCTGGGTTTGAAAATAGAAGTCTTGCAGATAATTTAAATCAAAAAAGTTTCTTAGTAGGTGCTGATAGTTTCTACAAGTCAAAAGGAACTGATGAATCATTTAAGATTCTCTTTAAAGCAATTTATGGTGTTGATGTAGATATCATCAAACCTAATGATCAATTAATTAGAACATCTGATGCAAATTATGTTGTAAGTGAAGATTATGTTGTTGAGAAATACATGGGTGATCCCCTTGATCTCAAAAACAGAACAGTATATCAAAATTCAACAAATGCCAGAGGAACTGTAACAAAGGTTGAAAAACTTAATGTAGATGGTGATTTCTATCAAATCTCCATTGATACTGGTTATCAACGAGATATTGATGTTGATGGAACAATCTATGGTAAGTTTGAACCTAATTCTAAAACAAGACTTCTTAACGATGTTAGTATTGGTTCAACAATAATTGATGTTGATTCAACTGTAGATTTTCCAAAGTCAGGTTCTCTTGCACTTATTGACACTAATGGTGATGTTAATTTAATTAATTATACAGACAAAAATCTTACACAATTTGTTGGTCTTACAACTACAACTAATACTTTTTCTAAGGGTATTGATGTAAGAAAGAATGATTACACATATTCAAATATTGGTATAGGGACAGGAAGACAGATTAGAGTAAGAATTCTTTCTACTCTTAAGGATATTGAATATAACGAACAAAACTTTGGGTTTAATGTTGGTGATAGAATTAGTTTAAAAACAATTGGTGTAGAAGATAACACCTTTAGATCAGACTGGTTTTATAATGTAAAGTCAAGATTAGATATTAAGTCAATAGAAGTTACAAACCCAAGTAGTAACATTTATAAAGTTGAATTTTTTGAAAATCATGATTTAATTATTGGTTATAACATTTCAATTACTGACAAAAATTTAAGTTCTTCAAGGTTTGGTGAAATAACATCTGTAGACTCTGATAAAATTTTGTTTGTTAAGATGGGATCAACCATCCCTACAAATACACTGTCAAATACATTTACATTAGAAAATCAATTATTAAAAGGTGAATCAACTGAATTATCAATTTCTGATTTTAATGCAAATGTTCTCAATGCATATTATAAGAATGGTTCAAAATATTTAATTGCATCAAATAGCATCCCAAACTATGATGATGAAATTAGATGTGATGACAAAACTTTTACATTTACTGGTAGTGCAAATTATGATATTCTGACCATATCAACAACTTCAGACCATGGACTTTACAGTGGTGATGCAGTTTATTACAATGCTAATACTATCACTACAACCACAGTAAGTGATGGTATTTCCTTTACTGATACAACCATAAGCAAATTTACAAACGTAGATGAAGGTGTTTATTTTATTAAAAGAGAGAATGCTTTTAGTATAAAGTTAGCAAAGAGTAAAGCAGACTTACAAAATAACAAGTTTATTATTCCTGCAGGATCAGTAACTGATAATAAATTTACTTATTATCCATTCTATCAAAAATCTCTTGCTTCTCAAAAGATTTATAGAGAAATTGCAGAACCAATTCAAGAAGCAGGTGTATTTACAACAAAACCTGGTAAAACAGGTGTATTGCTTAATGGTGTAGAAATTGATAATTACAAATCATCTGATGTTATTTTTTATGGAGGAATTAAATCATTTGAAGTTACAAGCACAGGTAAGGACTATGATGTAATTAATCCTCCCATTGTAAATGTTACTGATGCATCAGGATCTGGAGCTACTGGTTCACTCACAGTTTCTGGATCTTTATCAGAACTTAGAATTATTAATAAAGGATTTGATTTCCTTGAAACACCTGTTGTCACAATTGATGGGGGAAGTCCTACAGTTCCTGCAGAAGCAAAAGTAAATATTACTGAGGTTGATCATAAAATTTCCTTCCAAGCAGGTATTAATTTCAATAATTTAGATGGTGGTGTTGATTTAACTAATGATATTATTGGTTTTACAACATTCCATAACTTGAGGGATATTGAACAAGTTACATACAATGTTGCAAAAACTCCTGTTGCTGGATTAGGAACTAATCAAACTTATTTTGCAAAGGTTGTTGATGGAACAAGAATTAAATTATTCTCTTCCTTTGATGAAGCAAATACTGGTATTAACACTGTAAGTTTGACAGCTTATGGAAATGGTCTGCAGACATTCTCCACAGTTGAAAGAAAGAAAGTTGCAAGTAGTATTGTAGTCTCAAATCCTGGATCTGGTTATAAAAATCAAGAAAGAACAATTTCTGTTGCAGGAATCAACACATCATTAAATAAATTTACCATTGAAGATCATGGATATAACACTGATGAGATTGTTAGATACACACCTAATGCATCTTCAATAAGTGGAATCTCATCTCAAACTGATTATTTTGTAAGAAAGATTGATGATGATAGTTTTTATCTTTATGCTTTAGGAACTGGATCATTAGATAAGAGATATTATATTGATAATAATATTCCTGTAAATATTACATCAACAGGTTCAGGATATTTCAACTATAAACCAATCACTGTTACAGTTAGTGGTTTGATTGGTGTTAATACATCTTTTGGTCAGGAAATTGATTGTACAGTTCAACCAATTTTTAGAGGAAGCATTACTAGCGCTAATGTATCAAATGAGGGTGTTGGTTATGGTTCTTCTGAGATTCTAAACTTTGATAGAAAACCAAATGTAACTCTTAATAGTGGTGCTGATGCGCAACTTACACCAGTTGTTGTAAGTGGAAGCATAACTGAAGTAATTGTAAACAAAGGTGGATCTGGTTACAACTCTCCACCAAATTTATCTGTTACAGGTGGAAAGTATTGTAAGTTAACACCTGTCATTGAAAATGGAATTATAAAATCTGTCATTGTTGTGTCTGGTGGAATTGAATACAAGAATGAATCGCAGATCTTAGTTTTGCCAGCAGGTAATGATGGTGCTGTTGCTGCAAACATAAATCAGTGGACAATTAATAAATTTGAACAAAAGTTTAATAAATTAACAGATGATGATTGTATTTTAACATTAGGTTCAGTTGATAATACAACACAACTTGCTCATTTGTATGCTCCTAGAAATATCAGATCTGTAGTTTATGGAAACAAGTCAAATAAAGAAAAGCAATATCAACACCCTGATCTCACAATTGAGAGTGGATTAGAATCTGACTCTAAGTATCACTCTCCAATCATTGGATGGGCATATGATGGTTGTCCAATCTATGGTCCATTTGGATATGACAAACCAGATGGTGGTTCTGTAAGAAGAATGAAATCTGGTTATGAGGCAAAAGTATCATCAAGTAGACCACCTCTAAACAAGTATCCTCTTGGTTTCTTTGTTGAGGATTATAATTTTACTGGTTTAGGTGACTTGAATGAATCAAATGGTAGATTCTGTGTAACTCCTGAATATCCAAATGGTACTTTTGTTTATTTTTCTACCTTCCAAGAAACACCAGAGAGTGTTGGTCCATTTAAAAACTTTAGAAAACCACAGTTCCCTTATTTGATTGGAAATACATTCCAACATAAGCAGAATGATTTTAACTTCAAGAAAACATCAAATCATGTAGACTATGATTTGGTTAAAAATAACTGGAGAAGAATTACAACACCATATAAGATCAATTCAAAATTTGGTGGATATGATTTTATCTTTAACTCAAATAATTTAAAAGAACAAGTAATTGAAATCACTGGTGTTTCAAAAGGGAGTGTAGATAGTGTTGGCATTCTTACTGGTGGATCAAATTATAAAGTAAATGAGAGAGTTGTCTTTAAAGGTGATACTAATGGTAAAACTGCTAGAGCAAAGATTGATAAGATTGGTGGAAAGACAGTAAACAATATTGATATTGAAACCACAACTTTTACAAATATTGAATTCTTAAATGTAGGTGCTCCCAACAAGTTTGTTGGATTTATGACAACACCTCACAATATTTTAAATAATACCAGAATGAAGATTTCTGGACTTTCAGATTATTTTGATGGTCTTGATAAGTATTATAATGTTGGAATAAACACTGGTTCTTATGTTCTTCTTGATGATGTTGGAACATCAGCAGCAACTGGCATTGTAACTTATTTTAGTGTTGGTGGTGCTTTTCAGTATCCATTCATGAGACCAAATGATATTATTAATATTGAGTCTGAAAAGGTTAAAGTTTTAAATAGTGATCCACTTAATAATAGAATAAGAGTTCTAAGAGCGCAGAATGGCACAACTGGTGCTGCACATACAGGTAATGTAAAACTCTTCCAAGATCCAAGATCATTCTCTATTAATGTTGGAGCACTGAAAACAACTAAGGTTCTAAAGATTAATACTGAAATTTATTTTGATCCAAACGAATCATTGGGTATTGGTAGTGAAACTACAGTTGGTGCTGGAAAAACTATCATATTCTCAAATCCTGGTGCTGGTATAACAAATATTTTTGTTCCTGAACAACAATTGTTCACTCCAAATCACACATTCAAAGTAAATGATATTGTAAATTACAGGACAAATACAGGTTCTTCAATTGAAGTTTGGAATGGCAAAGCAGGTGTTGCAAAAACAACACTTGATTCAGTTTCAACACTTTATGTTGCACCATTTAATGATAACTTTATTGGATTGTCATCTAATAAAATTGGAATGACAACCTCTGGTTATAGAGGAATTGTTGATGACACTGTAGGACTTTACTACTTCACTGGTATTGGTACAGGTGATTATCATAGTCTTAAGTCAGACTTAGATGGTGTTGTTACAGCAAGATCAGATAGAACAAAGGTCACTGTATCAACAGCAAGTTCACATGGTCTTTTTGTTAATGATCAAGTATCATTTAAGTTGAATCCTAAGAGTGAACAAACAATCGTGGTCAAGTACAATGATTTTAATAGAAGAATAGTATTTGATCCACAAACATTTAGTGCTTCTGATGTTGATACAACTCTGAATACAATTGGTGTCACCACTAGTATCTTTAAGACAGGTGATAAAATTATTCATACCTCAGGAACACCTTCAGGTGGTTTGGTGAATGAGAAGATGTATTATGTTTATATGGACACTCCAACAAAAATCAAACTTGTTGAAGAGAAATTTGAACTTGATAAAATCTCTCCAAATTTTGTAGATATTACCACTGCTGGTATTGGAACTATTGCAAAAATTAATCCTGCAATAGAAGCATCATCAAATGTTAAATTTGACTTGTCTGATACTTCATTGTCATTCACTTCAAATTCAATTAAATATCCTGCATTTGAAATGAAGATGTTTAGTGATTCACTTTTCATCAATCAATTCTTAACATCACATGGTTCTGATTTTGAAGTGCAGACATCAGGTATTGTTGGCACTGATGGTGAACTGACACTTAATGTAAAGCATATGCCACCTGCTTTATATTACAAATTTGACAATGTGAATGACAACTTTATCACAGATGAGAAAAAGTTAGTTATTGATGATGATGTTGTCTCAAACAATACTGTATTCAAATCTATTTCTATCCTTGATGGAACTCATACAATAATTGGAATTGGAACAACAACTTTTAATTTTGATCTGGATAATACTTCATTAACTACATCTTTTGATAAAACAACATCAGAAGCAGAATATGAAACAACATCAGTAAATGCATTTGGTCCAATTAAACTTGTTAATTTAGTTGATAATAATTATGGATATGAGTCTATTCCAGGCATCTCTTCAATCAAGAGTGGAATTGGCACTGGTGCTATTCTTTTTGCAGAGTCAAAAACAATTGGGCAAATTAAAAATCAAAAATTCCAATCAAATAACATTGGTTGGAATTATCCAACTGATCAAACTCTTAAACCAACAGCAAATCTACCTGAAATTGTTGAGATAAATCCACTTGCATCATTTGAAAGAATTGGAATTACAACCTCTGGTTCAGATTACTTAGTAGCACCCTCTCTTATTGTAAGAGATGGTGTCACAAATGAAATAGTTGATTGTGAAATTAATTATCAATTAGGTGATCCTGAAGTTAATATTGTTGTAAACTCAAGAGGTTTTTATCAAACTCCACCAAGAATCATTGCAATTAATAATTCAAATGGATACTTGATTAATGCTGTAACTCTTTCTGGAACAACTGTTAGATTAGGTCTTTCAAATCAGTTTAGTAGTAATAATGAATATCCTTTCTTCATTGGAGGAAAAGTCTACGTAGAGAGTGTAAATATTGGTATTGGAACCACAGGAAAAGGATATAATTCAGAACAGTACAAGCACAAACTTTTTGAGGTTGTTGGTGTTAAAACAAGTGCAGGTGGTGCTGGTGCTTATGTTGAATACACTCTAAAAGATGATCTTGGTGTAAATGAAGTTCCTGGAAATGTTATTTCTATTGGAGGTGCAAGAGTTATTCCAGAAGCACATCTTCCTAAATTTGAACCCATTCTTGGTAAAAATAAATTTTCTAATGATGAGTCTGTAAGTTGGGGTTTAGGATTAAGTGGTGTTGTTGATAACTATGATGAAAATACTGATATTCTTAAAATTAAAACTTCAAATGATCTTGCACTTGGTCAAATTATTTCTGGTGACTCTTCAAAAACAAGAGGTGTTGTTGTAAAGAAATGGGACTTTGATGCAGATATAAGAACTGGTGCTGGAGCAACTATTTTCTATGGTTGGTCAAAATCAACTGGTTTCTTGAATGATAGTCTTCAGAGAATACCAAACAATGATTATTATCAAAGATTCTCATATTCACTTAAATCTGAAATCCCATTTGATAAATGGGACAATGTAGTTGGATCATTGAATCACACTGCAGGATTCAAAAAATTCTCAGATTTACAAGTAATCAGCAAAACTGAAGATCAGACTCTTACTCCAAATGTTAATGACACTGAAATGTCATTTATTGTTGATTGTATTGGTCAAGGTGATCTAAACTGTTGGCATGACTTTGATCTTGCAAAAGAAAATTTGTTTGATGTTAATGGAAAGACTGTTTCAGATACTGTTTTCTTTGAGAATGTTATTCTTTCTGATTACTTTGAATCAAAAGGAAACAGAGTATTAGGTATTGATGATGTAAGTGGACAATTTAATAGTAATGAAAGAGAGGAGGCATTCTCTGAGATTGCTGGATTTACTCCTGGAGTTAAATTTGTAAAATCACTTTTCCTTGTACAAGATACAACATTTACTGATGAAAGACAGTTCCAAGTATCAACAGCAATAGTTGATGATGATTTTGCATATATGACCAGTTATGCAAAAATGTATACGTTCCCAGAACTTGGTCATTTTGATGTTTCAGTAACAGAAGAGGAGTGGAATTTTGAGTTTCATCCAATCAAATTCTCATTAAACAACTATTTTGTATCATCATTCTCATTTGCATTTGAACCAACGACAACTGGTGCTGGATTAACTTCATTTGGTGATATTGTTCATTATCAAAATCAAGAAGTAAATGTGTCAACTGGCACAACAACAAATGTTGTCTCTGTTGGAACAAGTTTTAGATCACTGAAGGTCATGAACCTCTTGGTATCAGGAGATGATTATCATTTTGCTGAACTGAATATTATTCATGATGGTTCAGAGGTAAGTTTTGTTGAATATAATAATATTGATGAAAATTCAAATGTTTTATATGGTGGTGGTATTGGAACATATAGTGCTGAAATTAGTGGTATTAATTTAAATCTTAAATTCCATCCAAATACTGGTATAGCAGCAACATCATACAGTCAAGTTGTTTGTACAACAGCAGGTTCTGCCAGTTTCCCAGGAATTACAACTATGAACACTGCCAGAATTGGTAGTGCATATACATCTATTGCTTCCTCTGGATCTCCAACTGCACATGTTGTGTCTCAATATGATACATCAACTGTGTCTGAAAAGTATAGTGCATCTTATCAAGTTGTCACAGTTGAAGATGCTGCAAATGGTGATTATGAGATGTTTGAAATTGGTGTCATCAACTCATTGACAATCCCCACACAAGGAATCACTCCCTATGGTATTGTTGAGACTAATTCATCACTTGGAACCATTGGAATTTCAACATCTGGTAATTTTGTTAGGGTTACATATACTGCAAATCCTGGTATTGCTGTAAAGGTTAAATCATTCTTTGTAGATTTAAGAGAACTTTCTCCATCTGAAACATTTAACAAGATTGATCTTAATGATGGTTATCTTAGAGGACAGACTGGAAACTATTTTGGCACAAAGTCAAGTGTCAGAACATCATTTGGACTACAACATAAAGGTGATCCAATTTTTGTAAGACAGTTTGATGGAGCATCAACAACTGGTGTTAATACAACAACAAATCAGATTTCACTTCCAAATCATTTCTATCAAAGTGGTGAGGCAGTCAAATATACAATCACTGGTGTTGATCAAAGGATTGGAATTGTAACAACTGATTTTGGTGGAAGTGTTGGATCAACAACTCTACTTCCAACAGATTTATTTGTAGTTAAAATTAATGATGCTCAGATTGGATTTGCTACAAATGCAATTGATGCACAAGCAATTAATCCAACTTTGGTTCAATTTAGCAGTGTGGGTGTTGGCAATTCACACTTCATTACTGCTACCAAACAAAACACTAAAGCATTAGTGTCAATTGATAATATTATACAAGCACCAATTTCTAAGACAGGAATTGCTGCAACATTGTCTAATGATATCATTTTTGATACTAACTTTGCAACAAGTGGAATTGTAACCATTGCATCAAACGATATTGTTAAGATTGATGATGAATTTATGAGGGTTACATCTGTAACTGGAACTGGAACAACAATTTTTGTTCAAAGACCAATTCTTGGATCAGTTATTGGACCACACACTGCTGGTTCAACAATTGAAAAGTTTGTTGGTAATTATACAATCACTGGAAATACAATTAATTTTGTTGATGCTCCATATGGTAATATTCCTTTGGGTACATCAACAAATCCACCAGATGAAAGAGATTTTACAGGTATCTCTACAAGATCCACTTTCCATGGAAGAGTCTTTACTAAGAGAGGTGTAGAAGGATCTACAACTGAAACTTATAATACCAACTTTGTGTTTGATGATGTATCAGATGGATTTACAGGTGTCACAAGTAACTTTACCCTTAAATCTGATGGTGCAAATGTAAGTGGAATTTCTTCAAATGCAATTATGCTTGTGAATAATATTTTCCAAGCACCACAAGGTATTCAAGGAGATGAAATTGGTGAATATCAAATCTTTGAAAGTTCAGGTGTAAGCACTGTTAGATTTACTGCTGGTCTTGGAACACCAACTGGATATGATCAGAATATTGGTGGTCTTCCAATTGGTGGAATGATTGTATCTGTTGGTTCATTTGAAGGTTCTGGATACCAACCACTTATAGGTGCAGGCGGAACTGCTGTAATATCTGCTGGAGGCACTGTCCAATCAATCAGTATAGGAAATAGTGGTTCAGGGTATAGAACAGGTGTTGTAACAGCATATAATGTGGGTGTGCAGACATATAGTGGTGTATTACCTGTCTTGACTCATGTTGGCACTGCAACAATCAACAATGGTCACGTGACTGGATTCAATATCACCAATGGTGGAGTTGGATTTACTAGTTCTAATCCACCTGTTGTTGTTATTGATGAACCATTAAGTTATAATGACATTCCTCTTGTTTATTCCTCATCTTCTTCAGGAGTTGGAACTGAAGCAACTGTTAATATTAAAGTTGGTCAAGGATCAAGTATAGTTGAATTTGAAGTTAATGACTTTGGATATGGATTCAAAAAAACTGAAGTTCTCACAGTCCCTGTAGGAGGAACAACTGGTATTCCTACTGACTCTTCAGTTACATTCAGTGAGTTCCAAATTACAATTCAGGAAGTTTATAGTGATGATTTTAATGGATTTTCACCTGGTGAATTCCAAGTTTTTGATAGAATTGATGATCAGTTTGATGGCATTAAGAAAGTATTCCCACTTAAACTTCAAAATGAACCTATCTCAATTAGGGCATCAAGAGAATCCAATATTGATGTAGATCAAACCATCTTGGTCTTTATCAATGATATTCTTCAAGTTCCTAATGTTTCTTACACCTTTGAGGGTGGAAGTCAGATCACATTTAATGAGGCACCCAAGGGACCTGGTTCAGGTATTCCAGAGGGTGACACATCTAGAATTCTTTTCTATAAGGGTGGAGGTGCTTCTGATGTTGTATTTGAAGATGTTTTACAGACAGTTAAGATTGGTGATACTGTTGAATTAAATGCTGATATTGATGGTGGTCAAAGTATTGTCTTTGATGAGAATAAAAGAGTTATAACTGGTATCACAACAATTGATGCTGTTCAAACAAACCTTTATTCTGGTCCTGGACTTGCAAATGATAGAACTCTTACAAGACCTCTCACCTGGTGTAAGCAAACTATTGACAGAAGAATTAATGGTCAGTTTGTTGGTAAAGATAGACCAAAATATGAACCAGCAATTTTCCCTGCTGCTTATCTAACATCATCTGTTGGTATTGGTTCTACTGAAGCATATGTTGATACTGTAAGACCTTTGTTTAATATTGCTAATGAGTCCTCCAACAGAGTATTCCAGAACTCTGTGACTCTTATTTCTCAAGATTCAACAAGTGATGCAACTGCAACTGCCAATGTTTCCATTGGTGGAACTATATCATCTGTGTCTCTCACAAATGGTGGTTCAGGATATGATTTCACTCCTACAGTAACTATTGCAGGTATTGGTACATTAGGCACTCAGGCAACTGCTGTTGCCTCTGTAACAGCAGGAGTAGTTACAAGTGTTACTATCACTAATGGAGGCACTAATTACACCACACAACCTTTGGTGTACATTCAACCACCTAGAATTACAAAAGAGATTATCAATGTTGACTCTTATACAGGTGATTATGGTGTGATTGTTGGTATTGGAAGCACAACAGTTGGAGCACAAAAACAATTGTTCTTTGACACGTATATTCCAACTGATTCATTCATGAGAGATCCAAGTGTTGTTGGGTCTGCTGTCACACTCAGCAATGTCCAATCTGGTGATATTATTGTCATTAAAGACACATTCTTGTCAATTGGAAGCACATTTGCATCTGAGGTAGGTGTTGGTAATACTTTCCTTGATTGTGTTTATAAAGTTGGTTCAGCATCAACTGAAATGGTAAAAGTCTACACTGAAAACAGTGCTGGTGTTACAACAGCAGTAATGAGAATCAAGTGCAATGTTGATACATTTGGTCCAGGTATATCACATACTGTAAGACCATTCATGGGTAATTACAGTTGGGGTAGAATTGATTTTGCTGAAAGAATTGATACCAAAACCTTTGATGCATACAATAGCACTGGGGTCACAGGTATTTCAACTGCTGGTCTTGTTCAGAGAAGTGCTTCTCTCAAGTTCAAGGACTACACATAATCCCCTATAA